GCGGAGCCAGATGTAGACAAAAGCAGTCCCTCCTGACGTTTTATCGAGTTGCGCGGAGAACTGAATGTTGAAGATGCCTGGTCGGTCAACGTAAATGCGCGATGTCGGTGAGCCAATTGTCACACCGCGTGTATGCGCGGTCGAATCAAACGTGATACCGTAGGCCGTATTAATCGCGGTCGCTGTTTGCGTCGTGGTATTGTAGAACGATCCGTAGCGGGTGTTGATAAGTTGGGGCGTAGCAATTGCTGGAATTGTCTGCACGTCTTCCAGCGAGAACTGGTTTTGCCCCAGCCCCAACAGCGTAAACGCGTTGTTGAAGAAGCGATACCACTCGCGCTGCATCACGTTGTCCGGGCCTTCCACAACCGGAACACGTTGCGCCGGGATGCGCGTAATGTTAGGCATTGGTGCCGCTCGCAATCAGTTCAGCGCCCATGATGGCAACTTCACCAAAACCAGACCCACTGACCTCGTACACGCGGTCGCGCAGCTTAGACGTCATGCCCAGCCGCCGCCAAATGACGCGCTTGCCGGTCTGGCCCTCAAAACCCATCGACACCGAATGAAGACTTGACCACGTGTGGCCGCCATCGTCTGACCATCGCAAGCTAGCAATTTGATGCAACCCAGGTGAATATGCAATGCCAGCGGGGCCAATATTAAATTGCGGATCGGCAAATATTACAGGCAACCCGTTGCTGCGCAGCACTATTGGCGTCGTAACATTGTAAATCGTGCCGTCTGACGTACGCACTTCCCACGGCGGCCCTTGCACGCTAGGCGCAGGCTGTAGCGGCAAGGACACTATTGACGTGCCGGCTTCGCAATCTAACTGCAAGCTGTGCTGTGCTGTGCGTTTTAAGTTATTTGTGCCGGTCGGCAATGCGCGCCATGACCGCAACCAAGTTTGCTGGCGCGAAAATTCTATGCTGGCAAATGAAAAGTCATAGTAGCCGATGCGAGGTAGAGTGTCGTGGCCCACATACACACGATTTGTTAGTGTTGCCATGCAAGTCGGCGTGTGCCTTTTTATCTGCCCCGTGACGCTGTCTGTGTACCCGCGTTGGTGCCACATCTGCGTGGCTGCATCGTAGACCCACGTTACGTCCGCTGTTGGAAACGTCAGCACATAGAACATGTGCCCGTCTTGCTGGTACGTATAGGCGATTGCATCCGAGACGGTTTCGTATGACTGGATAGCGTACTCGATAGCGTGCGTTGAGATGCGCTGCGGCTGATAGCCGCGAGCGCGGTAGACCATGCCAAAGCCACGCGCGTCTGCGCCGAGCCAGAAGACGCTGTTGTCCATCTTGGTTACCGAATACGGTGCCAAGCAACCTGTCTCAAGAAACGCGCCTTGGATGGGCGCAAGCGGATAGTCAGGCTGCCCGGCGTCGTACCAAACCTCGGTTGAGTTGTTGCCAAAGATCCAAATTTCTTTGTGGTCAACGATCAGCGACACCACATTGTCAGGCGAGGCTTCAGCGCTTGCGAACGACAACGGCTCGATGCTGCTGCCATCAAACAATTCGGTTACCCACACGCGCTGGCTGTTGGGTTCGTTGAAGACAAAATAACCGTTGATGTAGCCAACCGTGACCGCGCCAGGAAAGTCGGGGTCGCCAATTTTTGCGAACGCGGTGGTGTTGATGTTGTAGATGTAGCCGTCTGGATTAGTCGCAATAAAAACTTGCGATCCGTTGTCCACCATGCTAACCGGGCCTGTGCCGGATATATTGGTGCTGATAGTGGTAGTGGAGCTGCTAGGAGTTCCAAGGCCGGCTACAGCGATAAACCGCGAGCCAACCACTAAGTACAAAACATTTTTGGCAACCCACATGCCGCGAACGCTGCCTGTGCCACCAAAATTATAAGCAGTTACGATTCCCGGCACGCGCTGGAAGTACGCCGCAGTTTTGCCGCCGTCGGGCGTAGACTCGGGGTACATGTTGATGAGCCGGTTGTCCGCAGCGTTGATGCTGCGGGCAACGTAGGCTGCGCCGAGGATAGGCGACTTCATCAAAAATTCCCGGCAAAAATATTATAGCGCTGGCGCGTTCCCACAAGGCTGTACGGGATTGCCATAATATCGTCAGGATTGTTAATGCGTTTTAAATTGCGCTTAGAGGTCATAGCAATTCGCTGCACTTGACGAGACGGCTCAACACCGAACTCAGGCGCTAGCTCGCAGGCCAAATTGTACCGAAACGCGCGCAAATAGCCTGGGGGGAATGTTAGATTTGTCGCCAGAATCGCTGGCCGCGTCAGCTCTTCCACCGACACAATGTGGAACTCCAGCACACGCGTCGGTACTGGATAGATGTACATCTCAATGTCAGGGTAGGTCATGTTGACCCACATAACCTGCGGATAAGTGCTTTGCACTGTCTTGAGCGCGATACCGTTGTACTGCTGTTGGTTGATGAGCTTCAGCCCGTACGAGACGCCGGTAGACGGATCTTTGAAATACGTCGAGTCATCAATTGTGATGGGTCGATTGCCGACAAAGTTGCCGCTCGGCCCCATTGTGCGGCTGATAATGGTTGCAGGCCAGCTAAAGATTTGATCTTCAGTCGCAAAAACCGACAAACGCTCGGTGTTCCACGACTCAATCATCTGGTTCATAGCCGATAGCGCGTCCGCTGCCGACTCAGGCGAAGGCGATTCGCCCTCGGCCACTACACCTATCAGGCGCAGAGCGCCCGTAATGATGTCACCCGCTGTAGTCGCCATCGACCACCTCCTTGCGACGACGACCTCGGCGCGCAAGTTGGTTGATTGGCGCGCTGTCTACGGCCCCGTCAGGGTCTTCGCCGGGAGTATAACGTGTCCAGCCGTTTTGTTCATCATATTCGGCTTCTTGGTGCGCAATCGCCACCTTTTCGCCGTGGACTGGATGTTTTAGATAGATGATGGGCATAGAAGAACGGGGGCCAAAGCCCCCGCCCGTTTAGGCAGCCGCCATGATGACCCAGTTAGTCCCGTCTTCGCAAACCAGCGTTGCAAACTTGCCGGCAGTCGCGGCCAGGATGGCCGTGCCCGCAGTGCCTGATGCTAGCGGTTTGACGTTTGAGGACGCCGAAATCACCGTGTAGGTGCCTGACAGATTTTTGATTGTGACGGTCCGACCGATGTAATCAGAACCGCTGGGCAACGTCACGGAGACGTTGGCAGCGGAACCGTTACAGATCACGTAGTTTTCCTCGTCGCCCAGCGTGAAGCTGGCGGTCTTGGTGACCGGAGCGTTGAGATAAAACGCCGTGAGTGACGGGTCGGAATACGCCACGCCAACAGGTTTGTTGTTAGGCATGACGTAACTCCTTTAGGCGATTTTGTAGACCGTGTACGCACCGTCCGCAGTTTTGCGGAACCGAAACGCAGCACTCGACGTTACCGCCACCGCCACCAGCGCGTTGCCACCATCAGTGACGCCGGTGCCAAGCGCAAGAGTTACCGCGCCCGACGACGTGCCGATGTTGACGATGAACAGGTCAAACGTGCTGCCCGCCGTTGCGTTGGAAAGCGCGCTGTCGATAGCAGACGCGGTTGGCAGCGTGTACGTTGCGGCCGAAGTTGAGGGGTTAGCTACCAGCATACCGCCCAGAATCTGAGCAGCAGTCAGCGTAGCCGTGGAAGTCGCGGTTTGCGGCGCGGCCGCAGCGCCCATGACGGTTTCGTCACGGTTGCCCGCACCGACCTGATAGCCGCCTGCACCATTAGGAAGAGCCATGATTTAATCCTTTCAAAAATTTGGTGGAAGGGGGGCCAAAGCCCCCTAATCCTGTCAGCCCCAGAGACGGACGGCCATTTGCGGACGGATGACAGAAAACCCGTACAGCACGTCAATACGGCAAGGCAGACGATCGTTATTGATGTCGTATTGCCGTACGATCCGCATCGAGATACCGTTATGAACCTGGCGCGAGGCCATGTCCACACCTTGCGGCATCAGCAGGTCGGCGGTCGCAAACGAGATCGCGTCACGGTGATACACAAGGTTTTGCGGGTACTGGGTGCTAGCACTTCCCAAGAAAGTCACAACAGCGCTGGCTTGCGGGAACGAGTCCACGGTCGCAAGCGCTTGGCTCGCGGTGTAGATCGCTGGGCTCACGCTCACGGTGTACGCGCCACCGGAAGCGGTTGCGTCAGCGGTTGCCACGAACTGCTGCAGGCTACCGGTCGATTCGCGGGTCTGGGGATTGACCGCAAACACATTAGCAATGGTGAACACGTCACCTTGCTTGATGATCTGCGAGCCAGTACCAGTGATGGCAATCGTGGTCGCGCCTTGCGAGGACACAGTGGTCGTCACGGTGTGCGCGCCAGTCCGGGTGCCGGTCGTAAACTGCTTGATCGATTGGGACATGCTGACTTCGTTCAGGCCCAGGATGCCTTCACCCATCAAGCCGTTCTTAAACTGCTTGCTGATGGTGGACACTGGGTTAAATAAGCCCTTCATGCCTTCGACCAGCGCCGCGTTGGCTGCCGGATTGACGGTCGCGTAGCGGGGGTCCATGACCGCAGCGGCTTCGTTCAGCTTTTGCTGAGCTTGCAGCAGAACAAGCGAGGTGCCTGGCGTGGTACCTGGCGTACCAACTGACTGGAACACGCTCTTAAACGAGTTAGCGACGTCGGCGTCGATGCTGGAAGCAAGCTGACTGACACGAGGCTTTAACACCCGCTCTGCAAAGTCATCGAGCTGCATCGTCAGCTCAGCGGTCGTGAAGTTCACGCCGATGTGCTTTTGGCTCGATACCGTCAGGGTGGTGAACTGTTCCTGATCGTCTTGGACTTGCAGCGCAGCACCGTCGGTCACCAGCGCGCGGTCCGGCAGACGGATACGCAGCGTGGAGCCAATTTTTGCGCCTTGAACGGCAAACGAGTCGTCATACTGACGGTTTACGTTACGGGTGATCACCAGGTTGTTCTCAAGGCCATGTGTTCGCCAAGGTTCGCTACGCCTTGACCGCCCTTTCGGGCTGCTGCATGTCGCCATGCAGAGCAGACTATCTCTTCACCCTCTTACGAGGGGCTGTGCGCTTCCGGCCGCTTGGCCGTACTCCCTTACGGGATAGTCGTTACACCTTCCGCTGGTGAGGGCAAACGCCGCCGTTTTTGTGTTTACCGACTTGACAGTTCATGCACAGCACTTGATAGCCTGGCGGGAACTTGTGCTTGCACAACCAAAGATAGAACGCCGTGCCGCTGCTGCGATACGCGCCAGACTTACGCTCGACGTTGCCGTCATTATGGATGTGGTCGATCGACAAAAACATCCGCTCAGTTTCGCCGCAGCATGCGCAACGATAGCCGCCATAGGCGGCAAAAACTTCGTCGCGTCGCCGGTCTTGGCTACGCTTTGTCCTAGCAGCTTCAGCAGCACGAATGGCTGCTTCTTCTTCAGGACTTGCATTTGCCAATTTCCGGTTGCGCCATTCGCGTGAGTGTTCCCGTGCTTTTTCACGGTTTTGCTCGCGCCATTCACGCATGCGTCGGTTGACTTCTTCGCGGTTGCGTTCACGATAGCGAGCAGCGGCTTGGCGGTTAGCCTCGCGTGCTTCTGCTGCTTTGTCACTATCATGATTACCTTCACTTTTGGCTTGGCTCGGTGTTTTCATGCAATCATTCTACATGACGTCCACCGAATTCACACAGTTTTTCAGCTAGGGTTACCCCTAGTGGAGACCATTATTTAATCTCGAGCGCTTTTCTGGTGATCATGTCAATCGTAAGGATTGAGTTAGCCATGATCTATTAAACTCCTTTGGTTGATAAAAACTACCTACCGTGCTTGGCTTCCCACGCACGAATCTGGCGCTGCCGTTCGGCTTCGATCCATTCGCTCGTGCTCATCGACTTCAGTGAGCGCGGGTCGGTAGTGTCGTAGGCCGGGCCGCTCGATGATCGCGCGGCGACAGGTTGAATCGGTGCAGGGGCGTTAGACGGCTTTTTAACGGGTGGACTCGAGGCCACTTTGGCTTCGATCTTCCCAATCTCTTTTGCCTGCAAAAACGGCGGCAGTCGGGAGATGCGATCCGCTTCCTTTGGATTCAGGCCCAAAAAGTACGCGACGTCTGGTCCTACATCCGAAGCCTGAATCGTCTGAGCCATCACGGTTGTGATCTTCAAACTCGGGTTGTACGCGACTGCTTCAAAGTCCTCGTACTTGTCCCGCGCTTGTTCCTCTCTGTCGTGATACGACTCAAGGATTTCAGCGTGCTGACGCGCTAGTTCCCGTTGCTGGATCAGTTGCTCCGCTTTCTGAGACGCCAGTGCTTCAGCGTACTTTTCAACAGACTCAAACTGATCTTGCGATACGGGCGTTGGGGCGACAGATTCAGGCGCTTTGGTGCGCTCTCGTTCCCACGATCGACGCTCTCTTGCGAGGCGTTTGCCAATCATCGCGTCCACTTCATCTTGCGTGAACGTCTTGACCGTATCCGGCGGTGTTTCTACGGGTTCAGGCGTGGCCGTTACGACCTGTTCCGGCGCGGGTGCTGGCGCTTCTGGCGCTGGCGCTGCCGCTACAACTTCAGGAGTGTTTTCCATGTCTACTCGTATGAGTACCTGGTGAACCGCACCAGTACGGTTGTGAATTTATACAGCAGTCTGGGCTTGTGTCAAGCCCAAATCTGCACAGGGCTAGCAGGTTCGACTTTGTGCTGAACCAGGCTGTCTGGCGTTGCCTGATCTGCTCGCAGCCTGACGTTAACGTGTCTAGTATCTTTTTTGCGACAAATTGAGAAGATTGTTTAATTCGTTTTGATTAAAAAATGGCTCTACACGTTTTGAAGGGCGCAACTTATTTAAATTATCGAATCTTGGTTCTTGCCTGCTTTTTGACGCCAAAACACCACTTAACAATCGGCCTAAACGGGTTAACGGAAGCGCCGCTTCTGGATAAACTCTTTCCAGCGGTTTAGCTGATCCAACAAGGTGCGCCATGCGTAAGTCATTTTCATAGTTAGCCACATCACGATACAACTCCCCCAGCTTGGACTGCTCGCGTTCGCGACGCTCATAATCGGCCAGCTCACCTAACGCAGACTCAAACGCTTCCCTGCGCTCATAATTCGCAAGCTCTCCTAGGCTCTCAGCAGCTCGTTGCTCTTTTTCTTGCTGTCGCAGCGCCGCTAAGTGTTGAGCAGCTTCACCTATTAAAGATTCCTGCCGTTCATACGCTTCTTGATCCCGCAGGGATCTTAGAGCAGAGTCAGCTTCGATATTACGCAGACCTTGTTGGTACTCTTTGTCGATCTCTCTAAGTCTATTTTCGTAATCAACATCACGATAAATGTCAGACTCTCGCATACCCTTTGGGACAGATATTCCGCCTGCGGGGCGCGGAGGCGCTTCGCCTGCCATCCGGGTGTGATACCTACCAGTTTTTCCAGTTTGCGGGTTTTGCCATTCAAACTCTTTCAAACCTAATGCTCGCGCAGCCTGGAAGGCTTGCCCTTGAGAAACACTGCCACTTTTTGCTAACAATAAAGTTAACTCGTGCATTGCGCTGGTGTTCATACAGCCCACCTTGTATTGATTACGCGCTCAAGGTTTGTAATCCGGCGTTGGTCAAACTATAGTTTGCTTTCACTTGATGTCTGCTCTTGCACTTGCTCGCGCAGTTTCGTCCACAGCGCGACTGACATCTCAAGCGGCAGTTTGCCCAGCCCCATCGCAATGATGTTGGCTTCCTCAACTGTGATCTTGATGGTGAACTCTTGCATGTCAGGCTGCCCAAGGTAGCGGAGGTTGGATGACCGGCGGGTTAATTTGATTGTCGATATTGCTTTGCACTGCTTGCTCGGCGGATGCCTGATCGACACCGTTGGCGTAGCACCAGCCAAGAACCTGATTTTGCGTCAGGTCAGCGTAGGGCGTGAAGTTCTGGGGGTCTGCCGGGGGAAGTGAGCAGGTAGAGTAGACGGTTGCCGTATAGGTTTTGCCGTTGTCCTCTTGTTCGCCGTTGCAGCGCCAGCCGACTTGCAGCACGGCCCTAGCAGGGTCTGCGTTGTCAGGGGTTGTCTGACACCAGTCTACATTCCAAAAAAATGTTGCGCTCATTTTAGGCTCCTTTATTCCTCAATGAACTCGTGAACAGCGTCAAGACCGAAGTGGTCGTTGACGAACTTGAGCAGACGCTCTACGTCAATCTTCAGCACTTTGCCTGTTGGCGTGTGTTTGGAATGGAAAATCCACTCGTTGGTTTCGGCATCGTGCGGGGAAAGCAGGGTTGCATTGCCAGCAGCGTCCATCACTCGTGCTTCACCTGCGGTTGAGTAAAACGACACACCGTTGGCAAGCGTTCCAACCGGAGCAGTGCCGTCGAAGATGTCAAGGCGATTTGTCCCAGCAGTGGTTGCTCGTGCGGCAGTGCCACCAATCATTACGCTGTTGCCAGACGATGTTTGGAAACTCCCCCCGCTGGTGATGCGGGCGCGTTCGGTGTTGCTGGTGGCAAAAACTAGGGCGCCGTTTTCGACATTACTTATTTCAAAATTTTCAGTTCCGCCAGATGTAAAACCAAAATAAAATTTAATAGCAGATGCGTCATGGAAAGTAATATAATTGCTGCCTGTTGCGCCTGTAGTTTCAAATCGCGCTAACTCACCTGATCCTTTTGCGTGCAAACGGCATCCCGGACTCGTCGTCCCCACCCCCAAATTCCCACTCGCATCCAGCGTCATCGCCTGCGTGAAGCTGATAGCGTTACCTGCTGTGCCTGATGCTGCTGTGTACCACTGATGTGCACCAGATGTTTGTAAATATGCTGCGGCAGCTGCGGTTTCTATATATGTATTAGTTCCGCCTGAGTTCACAAACATATTGTTTGTGAGGGCTGTTTCTTTACTTGGGTTGGTAAAAAGAGATGCACGACTACCAATTTGAATAGCTTTCCAGCTACTGTTCCACGCACTCGGAGTCACCCCGAGGCCGAGGTTGCCGGAGGAGTCGAGGCGCATGCGCTCGGTGTCGTCGGTGAAAAACCCCATTGCGCTACTAGAGGTATACGATATATAACCACTTTGAGCATTTGTTGCGCCGTTGTACGCAAGTTGCAAATAAGTTGTTGTACCTGCGGCTCCTTCTAACTTGAGTACAGTTCCAATACCAGGCTGACCAAGAATTGATAGTGTGCGCGTAGGCGAACTCGTCCCGATGCCGAGGTTGCCGGAGGAGTCGAGGCGCATGCGTTCTGTGGCGCTTGTTGAAAATACCATTGCAGCGTTGGAATACTGCACTAAATCAACATTACCGCTGTTGCCGCGCTTCTCAATGTAAAAGTAATCGCCGCCACTGAGGTTTGCACCATCAGCGTCAAGCCATACTTGCGCTACACGGCTTGTGGCAGTTGCGCTAGAAATTGAACGGAAACCACCTCCAGCGTTGTTTGCCGCAGTCGCATCTCCAGAGCGAAATGTGCTGACAACATTGTCACCAGCAGGTGCAACAACTTCCAACTTAACAGCAGGCGTACTCGTCCCGATGCCCACGTCGCCCGAGGGTCGGACTGTCAACGCCGCTTCATAGGTGCCGGAGTCGATGAAGCCAAGGCCAACAGCCGCGAGCGCGTAAGCCTTGTTGGCGAAAAGAAGATTGCCTGCGCCGCCAGAAATACCGGGGTAACTAACGTTACCTACTAGTCCGTACTGAGCAGACCCAAAAGACAGCACTTGTCCACCGCCAAGGTCAAGCCGAGAGGCAGGCGAACTCGGCCCGATGCCGAGGTT